TCTTCAAAGGCGGTACTTCCTTCTTTCCCGATATCTTTTAAGAGTTGGTTTATAGGGATACCAGCCATCATAAATTGCCTCATGTCCATGCTTGTGGCTTTACCTACGTTAGCAACTTGCGCTAGATTTAATGCCATTCTGTTAAAGACGTCGGCGTTCCCGTTGGATACGTTCCCTAATCCCTCAAGTATCGGTATCATTTCAGACGCGCTCATTCCGGCTTGACGAAGCATTACTCCAGCCTGCGAAATACTTTCTAAATCAAAAGGAGTCTTTATAGAGAATTTTTTAAGTTCGTTAAATGTACTCGTAGCTTCTTCTACGGAGGAACTAACGACCATTAAATTTGTTTTAATAGTTTCAAACTTTAAAAAAGCATCTATTGATTCTTGAACATATTTAATAGCAGCTTCACCTATTTCCATTACTGCGCCTATAACAGCTTGTGCAGGGTTGACTATACCTAATAATCCAGAGGCTACAGATTTTAAAGGGCCTGGAAGTTTATTTATAATTAATTGGAAAGCTCCAAACTTATTTACAAGCTCATCTGTCTCTTTTCCAACAACTTTTGACTTTGCTGCAAAAGCATCCAAATTTCCTGTAGCGGTAACAACACCTTTTGAGTCGATTTCTATTACTAATCTGCTTATATCAGGCATTGTATCTCCCTAATTACTATCCCGGAATGCTTTATTTTACTCTGATGCAGCCCATGATGCCATTTTTCTAATAAGACCGACTTCGTATATTGATAATGTATTTTGAGTTGATGCACAGTAAGCTGTAATATCCTGATATGTAATACCATTTGGACACAAGTAAAAAATATCAATAAAAGTATTAAACAAATCAGAAAAGCAAAGAGGGGGAGGAATATCACCATACTCTTTTTCAAGACCTGTTCGTTTTTTCCATGTATCATATCCAATTTTACTGACAATATTCTGCCGGTCTTCATAATGGTTATAATGAACAATTTTATCCCCTTCTTTCATTGTTCTGTCTGCGTGCAAGAAGAAGAAGCGTTTTACAGCATTTTCTAATTCCTGCTCGGCCCCGATAAAAAATTGGTTCGGTCCCTCGAAACCTTAAAAACAAAATCTTTTAATGCAGGAATATTTTGTATTAATAATTTATACGATTCAGTATCGTTCTTTATTTCTTTGCCGTTAAGCGTAACGGGTTCTTCTTCGCGGTTTATTACCTTTGACCCCTTTCTTTCAATCTTCCAGCCGCGAATGCCGGCAATGCGAACTAAAACAGCTTCGTTGTCTGAATCAGTTAACTCGTCAATTGTTTCATCGTTTAGTTCAGAGGGATCATTTTTTGTTCCCCCAGTCATCGCGGCTTTTAGTTTTTTTAGAGATTTTCTGCCATGCTTTTGTACAGCATCCGCATCATCACCGAGTATTAATAAATCAAAATCGCATGGATTTCCATACAGGATAACTGGTGTCCAAACACCTATGTCTGATTTTTCTTGCGTTGCAAATTTACTTAAATCCATAATTTAATCCTCCGTTACCGTTACATCACAAGTGTCTAAATGTACGCCTGTGGTATTATCATCCGCTTTAACAGTTATTGTTGCAGTACCTGCGCCAATAGCTAAAACATTGCCATTCTGATCTACTGTTGCGATGTTCGGATCATCTGATTCCCAAAAAACGTCTTTATTATCTGCATTATCAGGTTGTATAGTCGCGGTTAAAATTTCGGAGACGCCGACTTCAAGAGAAAGTGTATTTTTATTTAGAAAAATACTTGAAACCGGAACTGGGTCAGGTTCGGTAATTACTTCTTTTTTTACTTTCTTCAGGATACTAAAGCGATCCTCACCAAACGTAGAAAATGGCAATGCATATTGAAGCTGAGTATCGCCGCTCATTGTAGAATTGTCAAAACTAATTTGAAGCTTAAATGTATATTCGGCATCATCTTCTTCGCTGTATACTGTGATGTAAAGCTCGCCGCCTTTACCCTGTTTTGCAAGATTATAAAGCTTACCGTCTTTAACGTACTCATTAATTGTACCTGTAATGTTAAGCATTCCCAGCGTTTTATCAATAGCTTCTGTTTGGAATAAGCCCTTTAATTCTTCCATGTTATTGCTGATAACAAGAGTGATATCAACTCCATCGATATATTCTACCGGGACGTCATCATTCGGGCCCTTGAATTTCCAATTGCCCTGAAGGGTAATAAATTCTTTTGTTTTGAATGCCGGAAGAATGTTATCCATACTTATTGGAGGAGCATTTTCCAAAATAGGATTATTTTTTCCCATTAAACCGAATGTGAGCTTTACAAGCGCACCGATTGTGAAAGAGATATTCAATGTGTTAAATTGGAGGCCTTTGTAGAGTTGATACAGTTTTGGATTTTGCGTGTGTTCATTAAGCAGTGAAAATGTGCGTTGTTTATTTCCGGGCAACATAATGTAAACATCATGGCTGTCATCTGATAATGTATCGCTTTTTGTAAAACCTGCTTCACTGCACAGTACTGCTTCCAGATACTTATCGTATTCAATCGGTGCGAAATTTACTACAAGATCGCCGGCGTTAGAATCAGTACCTTTAAAATTACGTGATGGGTTACGGCCGGGTAATTTGGTATCGTTCTGAATAGTCTCGTAAGAACCATTAAGAGTATCTGATACCCTTCGTACAGTCTGGAGCGGCGCGGGATCAAAAAGAGTTCCGTCCTCGTTCTCTGGTGTTAAATATAAATTTTTATTCGGCGCAGTTTTAAAACTCATATCATTCTCCTTGATTAAAAATCTGTTTTAAGAATAGATTGCGATATAATGTTTCGCAATTCGGATATATGTTCGTAGAATGTATATGCGATGTTTATTTTGGCAAAGAAGCGGTAAATTCAACACGAATTATTGTTCTGTATGTTGTATTTTCTGGTTCGGCTCCATGATGCGCGCGGTATGTTTTTATTATCATTATTTCGCCGAATGTTTTTCCACGCTGAAGTAATTTTACAATCCAATCGTATCTTATTGCGATTATATCTGTGCCGATGCCTATGGGAACGATGATATCAATCTGTAAAATTCCGTTCCAGCGGTTTTCTGCGTTTATTCCCAGCCCTGCAGGTTCTGGCTCGTTGGGAAGAAATGATATTATGTAAAAATTATTATCTTTTGGCGGTGTAAATGGAGTATTCGGAAGTGATACATTTAATGGCTTTCCTTTTTCATCTGTCTTGATCAAAGAAACACCGGAAAAATCATTAATCGTCATAAAAGCGTCAATTAAAGTTTTCTCGATATATGTGTCTGTCATTAAAGCCCCTTTGCCGCTTCTACGGCTCGTTTCCATAAATCGTCTGCTTTGGCTAACACAAGCCCGACCATTCCCTGCGGTGCCTGTTTTGAAAACCCACCGATTGTTTTTTCAGTTTCTGGCTTAACTGTAAAACCACCGTACTCAAGTTTTTTTATGTACGGTAAATTATTTTGTATGATGATTTTATCATTGCCCTTTGCGTTTTCAATGATCTTGCCGCCATTTGACATTACCTGTCTGCTTTTTTCATTGGAAAGATCGGCATCGGTGTTAGATGTAGTCCATATCTGTGTTCTTGTTTCAATAGTTTGCCCTTTGTTTTTACCACTTTTATAAGTCTTTTTGATTACTTTCTCACCTGATCTTACAACACTTTGATCTTCTGAGTTTAAGGAAACTAGCCAGTTCTGCCGCGCCGCGCCGGTATCAACAGGAGTCCGCATAACAACACGATTAAAGATCGAAAACGCAAATATATTAACCGCTTCGCGCGGAGCATCTTTCATTTTTGCACACCATTCTATGGGGTTCGTCTTAGATTTATCCCATCCCATAGTTTCGTTACCTCTTATATATTACGCGGAATGCAAACTTTATACGGACATATAAGGGAGCGGCAAATAATTGCCTGATTAATTCATTAGATATTTTCTTTTTTTCTTTTATTACAACATTGCGTGACAGCTTTGCATTTTTAGCGCTCATATAAATTA